ATAAACGAAGTATTCGAGGAAGCATCGAATGTTTAATTTCAAACGCTATTATACAACAATCAATGAGTCCACGATTAGATCAAAAGACTTTCCTAAGGTAGCCAGTGCTGTTACTCGGTACATGAGAAAACACGTCGGAAAGACATACTACTATCCTACTCAAGAAGTGTTCACCTCAGGTGGTAAGGTAGGAGTGGGTGCTAGATTCTTTTTTGTTGGTAACAGATCCATTCGACTCAATTGGGTGAGGTCGATCGACAGCTCGCTTGGATTAGTTTCAATGGATTACTGGGATGGTATGAAAGCTGGTGCCAAACCAACACAACATATCACTTTCAATAGACAACAGTCATTAGTTAAAATTCTTCCCTTCATTAAAGACTTTATGTTAGGGCTTGTTCATACGTCCGGCGTCTTTGTGAACGAGGACATTGAGTCGGATGCTGAAAGTTTTTTAGCTGAAGCAGTATACACGCCTGATATTATTCTAAAGACCATTAGTAATACACTCAATGGATTGAAGATGGGTATTCAAATCCGTCAACAATCCTTAGAAGGTGGTAATAAAAAGTATGGTCCTAAGTGGAATGATGTTCAACGCATCATTCGTGAAATGTATCCTAATCTGTTTAATGCAAGACCCGGAAATAAACAACTCATCATTGATAAAGATGATGTAGAGAAGATTGATCCTAAAGCAATATTAGCTAAGGTAGTTGGGTCATCTGACAGCGTTGAGTTTACTGTATCTGCTGGCCGTCCTGAAACATATGAAGTAGAAGGTGTATCAGAGAGCGAAATTGACCGGATGACATACGAAGAGCAGCTCGATGCTCTAAAGACTGGTATGAGACTACTAATGTCTAATGCGACCAATGCTCTTTTCCTTGGTGGAAGAGGTGGTACTGGCAAGACTCAAACTGTGGAAGATATGCTACATGATGCTGGTAAGCGTGATGGAGAAGGATTCTTTAAGATTACTGGATCAGCTACCCCAACAGGGATCTATAGAATCCTTTTTAATCACCGCAAAGATATTATCCTATTTGATGACTCTGACTCGGCTCTTAATGATCAAGAAGGACGTAACTTATTTAAAGCTGCATCAGACACTAAAAAAGTCAGAAAGATTAGTTGGATGAGAGGGGGCAAACAATTTGTTGACCCAGACGATTACGATGACGAAGCAGATAACGAGGATGTACTTCCGAGGTCATTTGAGTTCACAGGTAAGATTATTTTTATATCCAATATGCCTTTGAACAAACTTGATCCTGACGGTGCCTTGCGTACTCGTGGATATGTTATCACCATTGACCCAACCAATGAAGAAATTTACAGCTTCATGGAAAAGATTGTTGACAAGATTCCATTGGATGTCAACTATACTTTATCAAAAGAAGATCGTATTGAAGTTGTTGAGGTGATTAAAGCGCGTAGAATTCCAAGTAAGACAGCTAACCTAAGAACTCTTGTTCGCGGTTTGAATACAAGAGCAGGAGTTGAGCAACAAGGCGGCTCAACTGAAGAGTGGAAGAAATTTGTTAAGATGTTTGCATAAACAAGGAAGAATAATGAGTAATCAAGAACACTTACAAGAATCAGCGGCTACATCTTTTAACCAAAAGGTTAAACAGGCCCGTGTAGCCCATGAAGCTGGTAATCATAAAAGAGCAAAGATGCATTTAGACGTGGCCCGTGAATCCATGTTGAGTGTAAGGTCTACAGACATGGGTAAGATTCAAAGTGCATATAAAGATTACACAGAATTGCGTAAGCTGCATGAATCTGCGATTAAAGAAGATCTAACAAACAAAACAATCCGTCCCACTGATAAGATCAAAGTGGCTCGGGTTATTGCCGATATGCTTGGTGTTGACAAGGTTGAGTCGATGACTCCTGAAGCTGCTATCAACATGGGGTTGCGTAAGATTAAGAACAAACGTATGACACCTGAACTTATCGGTGTACTACAAAAAATGCTCAATTTAGCTCAAGAAGTGGGTGTAAAGGTTGATATGTCTTTGATGCCAGCTTCAATGAAAGAAGAGATTCATGAGTCTGAAAAAGTTGACACAGATTCGAACTATAATGCAGCTAAAGGAATTCTTCGTATTAAAGACTTCAACAAGCTAAACAAAGTTGGTCATGGTATTGTATCTCCTGCTGATGATCAACAAGATCGTCACATGAAGGTTAAATACAAGACTGAAGATATGGCGTCTGCAGATTACAAAGTCAATCCTGAGACAGGACGTAAGTTTCGTGCTCATAAAATCGAATTTGCCAACAGCAGATCAAGAGGTAAACCCGGTGAAGATAATAAAGATGTGCAAGAGCAGTCCGTCGATTATGACACCGGAGCTCGTAAAGAAAAAATGGCTAAGCAAACTGATAAAGCTAATTTAATATTACGTCATTCAAAAGAACGTGAAGCTCTGGCAACTCAGCATGACAATCAAAAGAAAGCCATGTCGGAAGAAGACGAGTATTCTGACTTTGAGATTTTAGATCTGTCAGACGATGAGTTAGATGCACTTGTTAATCAAGCTAACTTTGATGATTTGATTGATGTTGCCGACGACGATGAGGTAGTTATTGTTGATCCAGATACTGGAGAAGAAATAGATGACATGCCAGTTAATGAGGAAATGTTAGCTGAAGTGTTGTCGAGATCAGAAAGGATGAAAGCTCGCATTAGGTTTATGAGGACATCTGCAAAACGTCAACGCAAAATGCAAATTGCAATGAAGAGACGTGCTGATCCTAAAACATTAATAAAAAGAGCACGACGTATGGCAATCAAGCTTCTCAAGCAAAAGATTATGAAGAAACCTGTAGGCAAACTGTCTGTGGCTGAAAAGGAACGAGCTGAACGTATGATCAGTCAACGCAAAGCTTTAATTGGTCGTCTTGCTTTGAGACTTGTTCCAAAGCTAAGAAGGATGGAATCAGATCGATTATTGGGTGTTAAAGCAATATCACCAGGAATAACAGTATAATGATCTCTTTTAGCCAATTCTTAGAAAAAGTTGAAGATCCTTGTTGGGACGGATACAAGCAACTTGGAATGAAGAAAAAGAAAGGTGTAGAAGTACCTAACTGTATACCAGAAGAAGATCAAGCTGACGATACAGTCGTGTCGGAAGCGGAATATCAGGGTCGTGATGTTCCTTTAGGTAAGCCTATGGCTGGTGATGTTAAGAAGTCCAAGGTGTATGTGAAGGATCCTCAAACTGGTAATGTGAAGAAAGTAAACTTTGGTGATCCAAATATGTCAATTAAGAAGGATAATCCTGCTCGCCGCAAATCTTTTAGAGCTCGACACAAGTGTGATGATCCTGGCCCAAAAACAAAAGCCCGCTATTGGTCATGCAAGGCGTGGTAGGAAAAATACCTAAATAATAACAAATAAATGGAGAACTACAATGATTTCAATTCGATATCTTATGGAAATGTCAAAGAAAAGGAAAGCTCAAGAAGCTATCATCCAACCTTCAGGTGATACTAAGATTGGTGAAGACACTGATCTTGAAGAGGCACACCAAGTAGTTGCAAAGACTAAAGAAGGTGAGACTATGAGATCTGCTGTGTATCCAACCAAGAAGCAAGCGATGGATATGCACTATAAGATGGCCAAAAATAACAAGTACGTAAAAGTAGATACTCTTAAGGTAGAAAATAATATGAAAGAAGAAAACAACTCGTCTATGGGACTGTACCTCGCTGCGATTGCAGGCAATACTGACCTTAGGGGAGGTTTGTATGAGAAAAAACTCACTCCTGCTGAACTAAAAAAGCGTGAAGAGGTGGCTCAGGCAATTGATCGTGACGACCCAGAGATGGATATGAGCAAGAAGATGGCTATCGCCACAGCTACTGCTAAGAAGGTTGCTGAATCTAAAGCTCACACTGTTCCCAAGACAGAAAAAGAAAAAGACCTTGCTAAGATGGCTCCACCGTATGATAAAATCACCCACGCTGACGTAATGGTTGGCCGTGGTGTGAAGAAAGAAGAAACTGGTGATAAGCCGTTTGACGACATGATGAAAAAGGTCACAAAGACTCCTACTGCCAAAGCAAGAAATGCAGAACGTATACTACAAAAGCGCGATGCCCAAGCGAGGTTACAAAGTGGTGAATATGGATTTGGACCAAGCCCTGCAAATAAGTTGGGCATACGCAAGCAGGGAAGCATGGGAGAAGAAACTCTAAACGAATCGCATTTTAAACTTGGCGATAAAGTTGAGTGCCTCGATAGCGGGATGACAGGTATTGTTGTGTTGATGGATACTCAACATGGTGCCGAAGATGAGAAGTACTACACAGTACAACGCTCGGATGGCAAGATGATGAAATACGCGCCCCAAGATTTAACTTTAGCGATGAGTGAAGATTATGAATCGATTGATGAGTTATCAAAGAAAACTCTTGGGTCTTATATCAATAAAGCAGGTCAAGATGCTTTCAGAAAAGGTGCATCTTTTGGTAAGAAAAAAGCAGAAGGTGATGAAGTAGATCGATATACAAACCGCGGTTATACAGATAGCAGTAGCCAAACGGACCAAAGAGAAAAAATGAAAGATGCCCTTGGTGCAAGCGATAAAGAAACTTACGATACTCAATCCAAAGGAATTAGAAGGCTTAGGGGCATGAAAAAGGCAGTTGGTCGTTTAACTAAAGAAGACTATGAATCAATCGATGAAGGTGATATGCCTTTTAAAGGTCCGTACACTAAAGCCAAAGACACTGTAACGGATAAGTCTGGTGCAAAGCACGATGAGATGTCGCGTGTCCGTGACCTCGCACGTAAGGCTATGGAGAAGCAGCAAAAGAAAGCCGATCCAGTTAAGGAAGAATCTGATCTTGATGAAGCAATGATTTCATATAGCGATTTTACTGATAAGATTGCAATGCACCGTAAAGCAGGCAACAAAGTTGTGGACGATAAATATACTAGCGGCAAAGCACATTACACTACAGTTGATGCAGACGGCCATGGACGTAAAGTTACCCACACTCCAACAGGCCAGAAAGTAGAGAGCATAGGTAAAATGCAGGCTAATGATGATGAGGCAACAGAAGTTGCACCTACACAACAACGCGACCGCGGACGTCCATCTGGATCGAAGTCGGGCGGAAAATACAAATAAGGAGAATTAAAATGGCACTATGGAATAAAGTAGATAACGAAGCAGGTAAGCCAAAGTACTTGAGCGACACTCTTGTAAATAGTCAAACTGTTTCTGATAAGGATGCTACCCTAGGAGTTGATGTTTCAGAAGCAACTACAGCTGCAAACATTGCAAAGGGAATCAAAACTGCTGGTTGGACTCAATACCGTACATACACCGATGCACAAGGCATCACACGTCACAAATCAGAAGTACTGGTTGCTTTTGGTGGAAACTTTACTGGCGGAGATAACGATACGATTGATCCAGATCCAGTGATTACAATTGACACCCAACCACAGGCTGACAGCGTTACAAGTCCAGATTCTGGTGAGTTTACAGTCGTGGCATCTGCTACACGTGGAGCTGTGCTTTCCTATCAATGGGAAGTTTCTACTGATACTGGTGCAAACTGGACAGCTATCTCTGGTGCTACATTAGCATCACTGACAGTTGCTAATGCCGATCCCGAGTATGTTACAGCAAATGAATTCCGTGTTGTTGTTTCAGCTGTCGGAGCAACTCCAGTTACATCATCTGCAGTTACATTGACTATTGCTTAATAAGGGCTAGGAGGGGGTTATTCCCCTCCATTTGATATGATTCAACAACCTATCACTGAAGATAACTTTCTATTGATTGCAATGAATGCTTACGATAACTCTCAATGTACCTCAATAGCAGAGTTTGAGGAGGATCTAAAACGATTCAGCTACCTCAAAAAGCTATTTAGTAGATACAACGAAAATGGTGACCTCAAAGAAAGGTTGATTTTAAATCACATCATTGTACTCCATAATATATTTGGCGTAGTTACGATAGAGCTATTATTTTTTAAGATAGATAAACAATACTGGAATACTTTAGCATCCTTCTTAGTGTATCTAGGATTAATGCCTCAAGAGATTCCCGAGTTTAATATCAAGCTCGATGAAATGAATATCGATAAACGAGTAACAAGCGCTTTAGGGAACATTTAATGTCACAAGTTGTTGATAACCTCATTGCTTACCGCTTTCTTACACTACTGGTAAAGCCGTTTCCTGAAACAAAGGCTTTTGAGTTAGGTATTATTGACGATAAAGGCAATAATCTAATTAAAGCTCGAGACTTAAAGACCTCTGAAGAAAAAGCAGCTTACAACTACTTGACTCGGCTTGTCTTTAATATGAAAAGGATTATTAATAAACTACCAGGCGGAGATTCTAAGTTAAAGAATATTATTGCAGCTATGTTCTTATTAAAGGAGTCATATGCAAGAGGTAGTACTTTAGTGAGTGAAGAACAACTAATCCAAATTATGAGTGAGTTAGATAGAGGCGTAGTTCTTGCTGAAGAACAATTGATGGTGGAAGAATTCTTTTCTCTTATGGAAGATGCTCCTACTAATGCAACAGGTGCCGCGGTATCTACCGATCAGCCAGTAGTTAAAGCTAAGAAACGTCCTGTTCGTAGATTTGCAAAATTCATTGTTAATAATGAAGTCTTTGAAAAATTTGCAAACGGTAAAGCAAAGTTTCGTAAGTGGTCTGAGTACCTGAATCTTGAAGATGATGGTCAGAATCAGCTTTATGATTTTGCAAGGAAAAATCCGCATGGTGTTATCGTATTGCAAAATGGTACGCAGACCAAAGCCATAAGATTCAATTCTAAAGGTGGAGGATCTTGGTCAAAGATTGCCCGACCATCAAAGAGGGTTCAAGTGTCATGATGTTTTTGGCTAACGAGAAAATTAAACTTATAATAGGGGCAACTTTGATTGCCCTCCTTGCCTTAGGAGCAATAGGGTTGTATTTAAAAGGTCGGTCAGATGGTGTTGCTCTTACAGAAGCAAAGGTTGCTGAAGAAAAACTGCAATGGGAAAGAAAGGTAGCAGACCTCCAATCAAAATATCGGGAAGATATAATTACAATCGTAACTCAATATGATCAAACTGTACTCCAGTACCAAGAAGAAATATCAAAGTTAATAGATAATCCTAAGGTGGTTGACAGGTATATTAATAGGTATGTACCTGTTGAAACACAATGTACTATACCAGAAGGGTTTGTTGAGCTACATAATAAATCTGCAGAAGGTGCAAGGTTAGGAGAGAGTCCTAGCAACGCTTCTCGTCCCTCAGATAAAACGCTATCCCAAGTTGGTCAGGTAGTTGCTCAGAACTATTACCAGTGTAATGAAATTAGGGTACGCCTTGAGGCATTACAACAAGTTGTGCAAAAGTACCAGAAGCAACAAGAGGATCTAATTAAATGAGGATACTATCTATTGCTATTTTGTCACTACTGCTCACAGGGTGTGCCTCAATGGATGTGGTCAAACGCGATCAACTGACCTTAGATGTACCTAAGTCACTTATGGTGCCGCCAGAGGCATTAAGGAACCTGTAATACCCCTCATCCCTGACATAGTCATTGTCCAGCGATTTATAATCCCAGTCAAATTTATTTTGTAGTTGATTGTTTACGTATAACAGCGTATCATTGTGTTATATTATTATGAGGTGAATAATGCTATTTGTTGATGTGAAATACGCCAATATACTTTCTCCACGACTCCGCAATTACAAACGTAAGGGTGAATACCTGTGGAACTTTTCATGTGCTGTTTGCGGAGACTCCTCAAAGAATAAACTCAAGGCAAGAGGGTTCATCTACAAGGTCAAGATGGGTCTCTTTGTAAAGTGCCATAACTGTGGGTATAGTACAAATCTTGGCGCCTTCATTAAGTATATCGATACTTCTTTGTATCAAGAGTATGTACTTGAGAACTACAAAGAAAGCGGTGCTCCAAGATCTGCTCACAAGAGCGTTGATATTGCAATTCCATCTATCCTAAAAGCCCCTGAATTAACAGATTCAATACTCGATCCAATCAAGCGGTTGGATAGTCTACCTATCGATCACCCTGCTGTTAAGTATTCCCTCAACCGTAAAATCCCCTCAAAGCTCTTTCATCTCCTATACTTTGCTCCCAGATTCAAACAATATGTAAATACAGTCGTTCCAGATAAGTTTAAAATGGAGACAGATGAACACCCGCGTCTGATTATTCCGTACTTTAACCAGCATGGCAAGTGCTTTGCTTTTCAGGGTAGAGCGTTTGGTAAAGAGGACCCTAAGTACTACACCATCAAAGTTGATGAAGCAGAAGAAAGAATATATGGGTTAGATCGAGTCAACTATGCCAAACGAATCTATATACTTGAAGGTCCAATTGACTCACTTTTCATTCCCAATGGTATTGCAGTGTCGGGTTCATCATTCAACTCACCTAGTGTAGAAGCTCTAAAGGTTAATGCAACTGTTGTGTATGATAATGAGCCAAGGTCACCAGAATTAAGCAAACTCATTAAGAAGACTATTGATGAGGGATTTTCAGTTTGCTTGTGGCCCGAAGCTGTGTCTGAAAAGGATGTGAACGAAATGATAATGGCAGGTAAGTCACAAGAAGAAATATTGTCCATTATAAATGAAAACACTTATAATGGAGCAGAAGCAAAGCTACGATTTGCAACATGGAGAAAATGCGAATGAACATTACAGCTACAGCAGTTATCCAATTAATGATAGAGCAGCAAGAGTTTAAACTCACTAGATCACAGGCAGAGGCGTTATATAACACTCTTGGTCAGGCTCTTGGTAAAACAACAGGTGCCCTAAACCGTCACACTAGTGTGACGGAATGCCAACCAACAACTCCTCGATGGTTTGATAATGAATTTGTTTATTGATTGTGAGTTTAATGAGTTTAGAGGTAAGCTCATTTCGATGGCTCTTGTGTCAGAAGATGGTAAAGAATTTTATGAAGTGCTGTCGTGTAAAAATCCAGGTGATTGGGTCAAGGAGAATGTCCTTCCAATACTAAATAAGAGTCCAGTGAGCTTTGATGTGTTTCAAATGAAACTTCAAACATTCCTTGGGCAGTTTGAAACCATCCACATTATTGCCGACTGGCCAGAAGACATCAAGCATTTTTGTGAATCACTAATAACAGGTCCTGGGTTCAGGTTAAACACTCCACCCATGGTCATGTCCATCTATCGTATAGATGCTGAGTCTGATCTTCCACACAATGCTTTAGCAGATGCTAGAGGAATTGCAAAATATTTTAAGGACAATCCTTCAACATGAATGTTCGTTTATTATCATACAGTCAACCAGCTGAAGAATTTTTAGATATGGGATTAGAAGATGTCCAAGACCTTATTGCGTATTGTGCAAGGGTTTCAAACCCATCAAATCAATTTAATGCTGAAACATCAGAGAAGCTGATTGGTTATCTTGTCAAGCACGCTCATTGGTCGCCTCTTGAGATGGTATCAGTTTGTATGGAGATTGAAACTACAAGAGACATTGCTCGACAGATACTGCGTCACCGTTCGTTTTCTTTTCAAGAATTTAGTCAACGCTATGCTGACCCAACAAAAGACCTAAGTTTTGTAATACGTGAAGCTCGATTACAGGATAGTAAAAATCGTCAAAATTCTATTGAACTTGACAACACACTTTTTAATGCAAACTTAAGTGAACAGTGGAAGTGGATGCAGGAAGACGTGATACGATCATCTCAAAAGGCTTATGAATGGGCTGTAAGTCATGGTATTGCAAAAGAGCAAGCTCGTGCTGTCCTTCCAGAAGGGTTAACTATTTCGCGTCTATATATGAATGGCACTCTTCGCTCTTGGATACATTTCATTCAGTTGAGGTCTGCTAATGGAACACAAAAAGAGCATATGATCATAGCTCGCGAATGCGCTGCTGTGATATCCAAAATATTTCCAATGGCTGGTTCGTTAACCGCCAATTGATTACAACTAATAAGAGGTAGCATGAATAACATTGTACACGGTATTACAGTTGACTATAGCAGAGATGAGATGTTCTCCGAATCAGGTCTATCACGATTGAAAGAGGGGTATATGCATGAGGGTGAAAAGTCCCCCCAAGAGAGGTTTGCTTTTGTTTCAAAAACATTTTCATCGAATCCAGAGCATGCACAACGTCTTTATGACTATGCATCGAAAATGTGGTTATCTTACTCTACCCCTATTCTGAGCTACGGTAAGACCCTTCGGTCATTGCCGATATCTTGTTTTGCTTCACACTTGGGTGACTCAATGAGATCTATCCTCGATACATCTTCAGAGACTCGTATGCTAGCAGTGGTTGGCGGAGGGGTTGGGTTGCATGTTGGTCTTCGTCCAGGTGACAAAAAATCATCGGGCATTATTCCTCATTTAAAGACTTACGACATAGACACGCTTGCATTTAAGCAAGGTACTACTCGGAGAGGTGCAACTGCTGCTTACTTGAATATCAATCACCCCGAAATTATTGACTTCCTTGAAATGCGCAAGCTCACAGGAGGAGATCCCAACCGTAAGTGCTTAAATCTACATCATGGCATCAACGTGTCAGATGACTTCATGCAAAGAGTAGAGAAGCTGTCTTTACATGGAGATACTTTAACAGCCGAACAGAAAGAAGTGATAAATAAGTTCCCCTTGATAAACCCCAACACAAAAGAAGTTGTGGAGTATGTCTCTGTGATGGAGTTGTGGGAAAGGATCCTTACTATTCGTATGGAAACAGGTGAGCCATATCTTTGGTTTATCGATACGGCAAACAAAGCATTACCTGAGTTTCAAAAAGCAAAGGGTTTAGTGAATAGAGGATCAAATCTTTGCTCGGAGATATCATTGGCTACTGATGAAAATCGTACTTTTGTTTGTTGCCTGTCTTCGATTAATGCTGAAAAATATGAAGAATGGAAGAATAATAATCAATTTGTTGCTGATGTAGTTGAGATGCTCGATAATGTCATTACTGTATTTTGTGAAAAAGGTAGATCAGTTACAGAGATTGCCAGTGCTATTTTTTCTGCTGAACAAGAAAGATCTATTGGTATTGGAATGCTTGGCTGGCACGCCTTGTTACAAAGTAAAGGCATTCCTTTTGAATCTCCAATGGCAGTTGGACTAAATAGAAAGCTGTGGGAAAAACTAAACAAAGACGCTAAAGCAAAAACAAAACAGTTAGCTGAGGAACGAGGACCATGTCCAGACTCAGCTGAGGGTACGGTTTATGAAATTGAGCT